TTATATAGCTTTTTTTAGTTGCTTCTTTTGCTGGCATTCTTCCTCCCACTTCATTACATCAGTAGCGAGGTATCTTTTCATTGTTCCGCCCTCAGAACTTAATGCCGGGGCTGGGAATGGAATCCCCCAAGGTGTGTTAATTTCCCACCGATTAAGTGTGCGTTTAGTAATATGAAACATCTCACACACATTGTTAGATGTCAGATATTTATCCACATTAGCCCTCCTTACTTTCCGCTTTAACTTCTAACTGGATGCCTTCATATGTGCCATCACCCCCACAATTCAGACAGTGTGTATATATGCCTAAACCATCCCCATCAGGACTAAAGTTTTCAGGCAATGAAACATCTATAAATTCAGTACCGCCAATTGGCTTCGTATGAATATGAGGGGCAAGGCCGTAATAGGGGAAAATGCATTCACCGTTCCCGTCATCACAAAAATCACATGTTTTAACTTTTAATCCACTCATCCTTTAGTTCCTCAACTCATTACGTTCTTTCTTCAATTGACGCAAAAGGTTGTGAAGGGTAACGGTTACAGCTTTATCTAAACTTTTAGTTGAATGGAATTCTGCAAGCTGAGACAGTGCTAAACCAAAAATGTGATATGCAAAAACTTTTGCAGCTTCTGGATTGTTTTTGAGAAGCTCCTCAGTACTTGGACAAATGATTTCTTCAAAAATATGAAGAGCCACCTGATCCGGAGTACCTTCAATACGGCTAGGGTTCAAATTAACTTCACCAATAACCTTACTCATTAGCAGCTCCAGATACGTTTGGCACACTATGAAAATGCATCCAGTGTGAAGGCGGATCATTATGATAATTTGCCCATACACTATTTAAATCTTCATCAATAGTCATATAGTCTTGTTCGGGGGTAACATCAGGTGCATCAGCCCAACAAATAAGTACCATTATGTCAGTAGGTGGCCATTCATCATCCACGCTGATCCAAGTTGGCAACACCTGAGCACTGGCGTCATTCCATGCGGCATCCCAAATCAACCAAGCTTCATGACGAGGACTAGTTGGTAAATATCTGTGTCCTGTTAGTGCCTCTTGTCTATCTAGTTGACGTTTTAAACTTTCATAACTGCAATTACATTCTTTGGCATGAAATCTTTCAAAAGCTTCTCTTTTTTTATTTAGATCAATCATTACCTAAGCCCTCAAATATTCTTCTTTAGTCCACTCAACAAACTCTTTATAAAGCTGCTGGGCAGGTTTATTTAACCGGTTGTGATAGTCGATCGTTATGCGCCGCCAAGCAACTGGTACCGCATAATGCTTTGTTAGAAACATTGCTTGGTCCATGCCTTGCCGGACTATTACGTAACCCAGCAATTGCAAGTAGTACATAAAACCAAGCATGTGTTTTTGGCTCACTTTCTTGTACTGATCTTTCATGTTAGAAACCGTCCACTAATAAATAATCAGGGGTAGATTCTTGTTGAGTAGGTGTAGGATTCTCTAATTCATAGCGGCGTTTTCTCACATACCCCATTAGCTTCGGTTGAATCTGCGGATCTCGTGCAGCCACGTCTATTTCCAAAGCATCTAGCGTTGTAAGGTCTGGTGCAGTTTGGATTTGAACCATTAAAGAGGGTGGCTCATTAGCAGATGCCTTTTCTTTTTCTAGCTCTTCAAGACGTTTGTGAGTGGCGAGAAGGATAGGCTTCATTTGTTCGTCATCCCATGTGCGGGTATAACGATAAACCGCATTTACTTCTGCAGGTGTTTTTGACTCTTTTACACGCTGTAGAAGAGTATCTAGGGTTTGCTGATACTCATTGTTTTTTTCTTGCTCAGGTGTAGGCTGAGTTAAAAAATCTTCAGGTGAAGACACATAAGGTTGTTCTGTAATAACAATCGCACTATCTAAAGCTGATCCTATATTTTCTGAAATATCTTCGGATTGCACCAATGAGTCTTCAGAAGTAGTTACATTTGTTTGCTCAGTAATAACAATTGTAGGTTGTTTAACTTCATCAACAATTTCAGAAGTCTTTTCTACAACTACTGTCTGTGCACCTTTTGATTTCTTAGCACGCTGTTTCTTTGGTTCGTCACCTAGGCGAATAACACTAAAATCGTCACTAACTTCAAAACCTAACGCTTTAGATAGTGCTTTTAATTGAAGCTTGGCGTTTTCTGCATCACGTTGAACAAAGCCGCTATTAATAGATTCAATTAATGCGGTGGTTCTAAAATTCACGACGTAAATAGAAGGCGAATATGTAGTAATTACAAAAACATCCTGACCTTCTTCATACTCATCAATAGTTAATGGCTTTGTGAATGTAATGCCAGCCAGCTCAATAGTTTCGATTTTGATGCAGAATTCAAAACCCGGTTTACCAAAAACAGAAGCGGGGAATTGATCTAAGTCAGAAAAGTCCAACATGTCTCCAGCTGGACGACAAAGAACAGTTTTACCTTTTTGAAGAGCTGCAAATGCTTCAGCTGCAGTGATTAGATTATTCATGCTGTCATCCCCGTTTTAGCTAATGTTTCAATGTCTTGTTTAACTGCCTTAAGTTTTGCTGCTTCAATTTGAATAAGGGCATCGATACCTAAGTGCTCACAAACTGTTTTTACATCGAGGCCACGTTCAGCAATAAAGTTTTGAAGTTCATCTCTTTGTTGATCTGAGATACCGTTAAATTCAGGTGGACTAATCCAAGTGCCACGTTGCTTATCAAACGTGCAATTCAATGCTTTAGCCCTCATTAACATTGCTTGGCGCATGTTCTGGTAATACATATGTTCTTTATCAAGCGACTCAGTTAATTGATTAAGGTCACCTGCATGCTCTGCTTCCTCACAGCTTTGTTTCCAGTTTTCTAGCTCTTCTTGGGCTTTAGCTGCTGCAAGTTGTGCAGGCGTTAAGGTGTTAATGTGATCTTTAGCTTGAGTAATCAGGTCAGCCAAGAAAGTAGGGTGTGCTTTAAGATCAGGTACCCATACTTCACCGGTTTCACCGCCTAAAGCACCTGAGTTTTTCGCATGATGTGTAGGCGAAGGTTTGAAATTAATAACGCGGGCATTTTTACCTTCACCAGTAGTAACAGTTGTTAGATAACCCATGACATCTGCGATACGGTAAAGCTCGTTACGGTTTTTACCACCTAGATCTGGTCGGTAAATAATTTGATCACCGTTTTGATCTTCTGATGCGTGTGCAATGAAAACAACATCTTTACCTAAACTAATCAAAGTATTGATGTATTGCTTGAAGGTTTGGTTCGCTAGACCTTGAGCCTTTAACTTTAAAGAACCATCTTTTTGACGGTTATTTGCCGTAAGTAACAGGTGGGTTTTAATGCATTCAAGCATTGCACCCACGGTATCAATGACTACGGTTTTATATGGTGCTAAGTCCTGCGGAGTAAGGTTTGCAACATCACTCCATTGATGAACCTGTACAACTGCACCACGACGTAATTCACCAGTACGGTGAGCACCACGGTCAAAGTCAAAAGAAATTGCTTTTTCCGCAGTAAAGCCCATCGATGATTTACCTAAACCCGGATCAGCGTATAGGTACACAATAATTGCTTGAACCAATAAAGTTTGGTCAGCAGTAATAATCGGTAGAGCCATTATTCTTATCCTTATCTTGAGCCAGTGAAGCCGCGCTTAGTTTTATAAGCCTTGCGGTCATAAGTAGGGATATTTGTTTCACGCAGTTTTATAGCGAGCTGCTTTCTGCGTTGAAAATCGATTTCTTGGGTGAGTTCATTCCAAACTTTTGGATAAGAAGTTTGGAACCTGAACACATTTAAAGGCGTCTTAACTCCGTCTTTAACTTTGTAAAGAACTGAGCCATTAGCATTAGATGCGTACACTTGCCAGCCAATGCGAACAGAGTAGAGGCCCTTATCATCACGGCCTAAAAATGACTTGTAGCCGTCTGGGTGTTTTTTGAAATTAGTCATCTTTAAGCCTCCAACAACTTGTTACGTTCGATGAAGCCTTTTAGAAGGCCATTGATGTTTCGGATGTCTTCAAATTCGGTGAAATCGTTATATGACTTACCGTTAATATCAGTGATTTCATTTACAGTGAGTTGAGTAATATCAATAGCAGTGAATTCAGAACCCGGAACGCCGTAACTGTCTGGATGAGCTTCAAAATCAAAGCTAACGTTTAAACGGAAGCTATCTAATTTGATGACAGCAACGCCAGAATGTTTACTTGTGATTTTCGCGGTTAACACACCGTAAGTACTTGGTTGAGTTTTAGGTGTAAAAAGAGTAGGTGCTTCTTTTGTTTGGAAAGCTGGCTGCAATTGGCAAGCAACTAAAGAACCACCAGAGATTGCAAGGGCAGCCATGCTGACAAATGCAAATGAGTTGAAAGGGGTAGCTTTTACGTTCATAATTAATCTCGCAGTTTTGCAAAAGCACATCGGAAGGTAGAAGAGTCGGTGTGCTTTTTTATAGTCTACGAGGTAAAGATTACTTTACAAAATTAAATATGTAAAGTGTGATTTACAAAATAATGTAAACTAAACTAAACATTTTATTTTGATAAAAAAGAAAACCCACCTTAGTGGTGGGATCTTAAAATTATTTTAATTTAAATCTACGCTAGAGTTATTTCAAGCTGTTGATTGGGAATAGTTACAAGTTTAATTGAATCACAAAAAATCATCACTTCCGAACCTTTCATTTTGTAATAAGCACTATAATTCAATGCATAATCTTCTTGATGATAACCAGAATAGATATCTTTTATCTCAGGACAATTATCATATGAAACAATCCACTTAGTCTGAACATGGTCTAAAGTATTTCGGATTCTTTCATGATCTTCGTGTTTGTAAAAGTTTCGGTAAAGCCCTTGCCCCTTAACATAGTAAGGGGGATCTAGGTATATCAATGAGTCTTGAGGAAGAAAACTATCAACTTGTGATAATAGATCGAGAGCGTCTAGGTTATACACATTGATCTGATTAGCATGGCGACCAATCTTTTCAATTCTCTTGGAAAGATTCTCTTTATTGAAACGTACATCTAATTTGTAATTACCATTTTGGTTTTTACCACCAATTACACCGCCTTTAAGAATTCCAGATCGGTTAGTTCTATTGAGGAAAAAAGCTGCAAAACCATGATCTAGTTGATCATATTCTTCAGGCTTAGATAAAATATCTTTTTGTTTATACCATTCCTCTATATTAACGTCTGTATCAAAGATTAATTTGAGGAAATCATCAGTGCGGGTTGTAATTGAATGCCAAAAATTGAAGATTGCAAGATCAAGATCATTGATATGAATATTCTTACAATAACCCGAATACAATAAATCCAAAGCAACAGCAGCCCCCCCAGCATAAGGTTCTAGGTAATCACCATTAAGGTTGTTTGTTTCCATTAAATCTTTTACAAACGGTGCAAACTTTCCTTTACCACCAGGGTAGCGGAGTGGTGTGTAATAGATACTCAATATACTGACTCCAAAGGCCGTATGAGAAGTTTAAGCATTTTCATACCAAGTTTCCACTAGACTTGAAGCCACACCTTTATTTTTGGTTAAAACATGTTTAGTTGCATTAATAACCTTTTCATTAAAATCCCTTTGGATTTCAGGTGACTGTTTAACCATATATCTATAAGGATTTGTTTTTATAGAATTCTTTATAAGTCTTTGAATTTCTTCTGATTTAAAGAAGTTTTTAAAAAGTGATCTTATGCGATCATCTGCTGAACTATTGTAATTAAAATTATTTATTATAGTTTTTAAACAAAAGTTTTCATCAGGTTGACTTGGTAAAGAAAGTTCTTGAAAGATTTTTGTTACGCAAGATAATCCTATAAAAACTAGTTTTGTAAATCTAAATTCATTATTCCAATATGCATCATCCTCGGGCAGTTTATATAAAAATTCAAATAAAAGTTGATCAGGAGGGATAGAGCCAGGAAGCTTAATAATATTTTTGTGGCCTGCAACGTCCTTTTGTGGTACATCTCCATCTAATATTAATAAACTTAGCTTTGCAAATTCAGGGACTTTTTGGCGAATTAATTCTAGATAGTTTCCACACCCCATAGAAATTCCGTTCATGATTCTTAAGGGTTTTCTAGTTTTTTGCTTTGTTATAAGGGCATTAAAATAAGCCAAAGCTTCACCATCTTCAAAGTAAACATTAGTCTCGGGAAAAGTTAATTGACGACTAATTTCTTTCATTCTGACACTAATATCTGCAAAAATATCAGACCATGAAAAATTTTCAAAAACCTCAATTCTATTCATCTTGTTAGATAAATAAATTGTTTTGAAGTTCTTACGGTCTGTTTGCGATAATTTATGATATTCCTCAATTAAAATTGGTGAATGTGTAGTAAGAACAATTTGTATATTTAAATCTTTAGCATAACGATTAAATATTTCTTTTAATTGATATTGAGCACCTGGAAATAACCCAGCATCTGCTTCATCAATTAATAATAAGCCACCATGATAGTCTGGATACTCTTCTTTTAACTTTTTAAATGAGAAAAGAGCTTGAATAATTTGCCCAGCATTATCTTCTCCAGCAGAAATTGCTTCATGGTTATAGTTATCACCATGCACCACTACAGAGTCTAATGATCCAGTTGTAGACGTTATTTGTGTCCCTGTTGTTTTACATAAAAGCTGATTATTTGCACGTATAAATTCTTGATAATGATTATTTAAATATTCCAAATCTTTAATTTCATAGTCTGTTCGACTGGTAATTGGAAGGAGTCTATTTAAACTTAAATAAATAACTGGATGAGTTACATTACGGCTTTCATTCGTAACCGTGGTTGTTGTTATGTTGTTTCTAACAATAGCTCGTGGTAGTGGTCTATCTTGCAACTTATAGAACTTTAACTTTGGAGAAATATCAGTTTTAAAGTAAGCATCATAGATTTCATAAGAAGCTTCTAAGTCACCTGCAAAGTCAAATTGTTCTGATAGGCGAAAATGATCACTAAATCGGGATTTAAAAGATTTCATATGAAGTGGACTAAAATCTAGATCACTTTGTTTAATATAATCTTTTTCAAAACTAAAGATTTGAGCTAATAAACCTAAAATAGTAGATTTTGCTGTTCCATTTTTGCCACAGATTACAGTGACTCTTTGCCCAAAATTTATTTCGAGATTATTGAGAGCCCGAAATTTAAGGACATTTAATTTTTTAATAGAGGTTATATTCTTACTCATGTTAGCACATATTATAAAATGAATTGTTTAATGGTTTATAAACACAACATATTAAATGTTATATATTTCGTTATCTAAATGTCATGGTGTTTGGGGTTTTACAAAGCCTTCATAGCTTTACTCCATTTCTATCATTTAAAAGCTGTGGTGAGTTTACAATTCAAACTTAACTTGGCCTTGTTCTTCTTTTTGCTCTATATGTATATCGCATACAATCAACCACTTGACCTACAAAATAACAATGTTCATCCAATGGAATGATATTTGGTTCAAATTTAGGATTTAGGGCTTGTAGATAACGAGATCCATCTGTCTCTATAACAAGCTTTTTAAAAGTTGCATCTTCAAATCTTCGAACCACAACCATATCGCCGGATTGCATGTCACTGTAGTAAACATCTGGGTCAACAAGAATGTAATCACCCTCTAGAAAGTCAGGTTGATTACTAACGCCTTGAACTTTTAAATAAAAACAATTAGTGCATTCATCAGGTAAAGGGAGCCACTCTTCAACCATTGATAGATCAACTGATTGCACATTGGTAAAAGTTCCAGCTTGAACCCATGAAAGAACAGGTGCTAATTTTGCTACTTTCTTGGAGACATTATTATCAATTTTTGTAGCATCCATTTTGTTGCTTTGACCAGCAAGCCAATCTTTAGAAACCCCCAAAAACTCGGCAGCTTTTACTAAATTTGAGCCTTCAAGTTCTTGTGTTGGCCCATTTACCCATAGCCCGACATTAGCTCTACTAACGCCTGCAAATCTAGCTAAATCAGTATTCTTGAATCTTTTACCTGTTTCAGACTCATAGTGTTTTATAGCTAAAGACATTCGCTCTTGTAGAGTGCTCATAGTGTAAATCTCATGGCTATTGCCATATGTAAAATGTAAAGAAATCTTAACTTTTCATTTGCAAAGCTTGCTAAACATTTATTCGTAAAGTAGACTTGACAAAGTAAAGTTGAAGTTAGGAATTAATATGCGAATTGAGATGAAAACATCAGATGTTTTGGCTCGGTTCAATGCGCCAAAAATCGCAAAAATCTTAAAAATTAGCCGTCAAGCAGTTTACCAGTGGGGTGAATTTGTGCCTGAAGCTGCTGCTTTTAAGCTGCTTGAACAAGAACCAACACTACCATTTAAGAGAGTTTCATGAGCCTTGAAAAAGAAGATCTTAGATTGAAGATGCTTCCAGACATGATGGAACGTTTGAGATTGATCGCGGATGTCCGTGGTAATGAGTATGCACATCAAGCTGTAGTCCTCTTAGAAAAAGCCCTTATGGGTGAATATCATGAAGTTAGCTTAATGCTTGAAAGGGCAGATAAAAATAGGCACAAGAGGGAGCGTTTGGGAATACGTAGGAACGTTGAGGTAAATCCTGAATCACAAATTTTAGAAATGAAAAAAGCCTGATGGATGAGATCAGGCTTCTAGGCATTCAAATGAGGTGGATCAAATGAACACAAACAATTTATCAGAACAACCAATCGAATTCAACTCACCAGATTTTTTAATAGGTGACGTTGTAGTGCTTACTAAAGAGTGCCGTACTTTCAAATCAAATGATTTGTTTGAAGTTAAAAATAAAACCCTGACTAGTTTATGGACTATCAAATCACAAAATCATTTGATTCTGGTTTCATCAAAAGAAATCCGATCAGCAACAGTTGCAGAACTTAACGCTAAACGCCGACTAACAAGCGCTGAGCAAGCATTAGCGGAGGTGTCATGAACAGCTTTACACACCAAATCAAAGATTCTCGCCAGCAAAGTGAAATCCAATCTTTCTATGAACCTGCATTGCGAGTACTTGGGCACCTATTTGAGGTGAAAAAGCAAAATTTACGCAACAAAGGTTATGACGAAAAAAATGCAGCGGTAACCAAAGTTGAATTTTCAGAGGCTATGGCTCGTCAATTTCGCATAACGCAGTGGTTAGCACAACAGATTGTAACCAGCTTAACCAAAGCGTGTTTGGTTGATTCGTTTGGTGGCTATGTTAAGCCAAAGGATGGTGAAAAGTGAGATATGCAGCAAGAAGAAAACAGGATATTTCCGTTTCCACCACACCGCTAGAGGTGGTAATTCCACTGGAACAACCAGTAAAGATCTATTCGGCTAAAGAATTAGCAGCCATGCCGCTTTCAGTTATGAATGCCGCAATTGAGGCTCAGGAAAGATTTTATCAACTTGAAGAATTAACTCATATGGGGGGGCAGGCTATAGCAGTTCGCCGTCTCATGGAAGATGGGCACAAGCTAATTCAGGTGAAAGAAAAGTCGCGCATTCGCTACAAAATCAACAACGAATTTATTCCTCCAAGAATTATTCGTCAGTTGGAAATGCGCGGTCTTGTAAAATTAGGAGCAGTCACTGATGTATAAATATCTCCACCATATCAGCGACTTTATGGTTGCTACAGCGCACCTTAGCCCAGTTGAAGAGTGCTTTTATCGCCGTGCTCTCGATTTTTATTATTTGAATGAAAAACCATTACCCAAAGAAACCCAGTCGGTTTTTCGTCGGTTACGTGCAAATACCCAAGAAGAAAGGGATGCAGTATTAATTGTGCTGCAAGAGTTTTTTGTGGAAGAGGAAGACGGGTTTCACAACAAACGTTGTGATTCAGAAATCGCCGCTTATCAAAAAGTAGGGGATAAAAATCGTGAAAATGGTAAGAAAGGTGGGCGTCCACGTAAGGAAAAACCAAAAGAAAACCAAAGTGAAGGCGACTCGGTTAATTCTGAAAACCCACAAAAACCCAGTGGGTTAATTTTGGGTTCTGAAAGTGAAAGCCAAAAAAACCTTAACCATAAACCGTTAACCGATAACCAATATATAGATAGTAGTAGTAATGCGCGTGAAGAAAATTCGCAATTTACACCAATCCAATTTGCTCAGTATCAGATCGATGATCACAAGCGTTACTCAATGCGTGAATTCATTTCTGAATACAGCGAGTTTCAATACGATTTCATCTCACTTGCTCAACAAAGATTTGTTTCTGTACCTGAAATCGACTTGAGAACCATGATTCAAAATTTCGGTGACTGGTACTTTGCAAACGAATCAAGCTCGTTGAATACACCAAGCATCTGGTTGGTTAAGTGGTTCTCTTGGGTTCAAAACAACGAGAAACAAGTTGCTGCTAACCGCAAGAAGCAAGAGCAAATCACTTCAACCGGTCAAAAACCACAAGAGCCGGGTTACTTCGCAAATCTTTTTGAAGAACAAAACCAGTCTCAAATCGTGGATGTAGCCCCTTCAAAAAAGTTTCTAGTGAGTGAGGAGGTAGGTCATGCATGAGATTACCTTGAACGAAGTGCGTCAATTAATCGCTTCTCTTCGCACTGTTTACGCTGCTCAGTTCAATAAGCAATTTCCAGCAACAGGCGAAAGTGCAATTCCTCTGTCAGTGGTTGAGCAAATCGCACTTAAAACACTGGTTGGCGTTCAACAAAACCAATTTAACAATGCACTTGCTCGATTACTTACAGCAGGTGGACGCTTTATGCCGTCATTTGCCGAGTTTCGCACCTGGTGTATCGGTGAAAGTTGGATGTCTCCAGAAGAAGCTTGGTCTCGCGCATGTAAGTTTACAACTGACCGTTCCGTGGTTATTACCCAAATCACTAAGTACGCCTTAGACGAGGTTATGTATTTGATCGAAGCCGGCCAAATGCGAGCAGCTCAAGATAATTTCTTCGGGACATACAACGTGATGGTGGCTAAAGCTCAGTTAAAAGGCCGTCAGCAAGAGTTTTACACTCCACCGCTACAACTAGAGCATAAAGAACCTGAACACACCCCAGTAAGCAATGACGAAGCGCAAAAGCATCTCAAATCTTTGATGGAAAGGTTAAGGATTAATGGCCGTAAACCTGCACCAGTACAAAAGCTTCAAACAACGGAAAAAGAGCCAGAACTTAAACAAGAGTTAGGGCCAGATCCTTTTGACAATCCACATGAATATGCAGAGATGTGCCGCCGGGAGGGCATGCCAATTCCTAGAAATATTCAGCGATTGATTGATGGGGTGAATGTATGAATTCCATGACAAAAAATAAGTTATTTGGATTAGCTGATGATCGAACTGATGTATGGGCTACGCCGCAAGATTTTTTCGAAAAATTGGATCGAGTATTTAACTTTGATTTAGACGTTTGTGCTCTGCCTGAAAACGCTAAATGTGAACGTTATTTTACACCTGAAATTGATGGTCTAAAGCAAGAGTGGACTGGGACATGCTGGATGAATCCACCTTACGGCAAAGAAATCATCGATTGGGTTGCTAAGGCAGCGGAAACAGCAAGTAAAGGGCATACGGTAGTTGCACTCGTTCCAGTAAGAACTGATGCCCGTTGGTTTCAAGACTATTGTTTGGGTCGTGAAATTCATTTTATTCGTGGACGCCTAAAGTTTGGTGGTTCTAAAACGAATGCACCTTTTGGTTGCTGTGTTGTGGTGTTTAGACCAAGCCTGATAGACGTCAGTTGGGAGAAATCAGCATGACCAAATTCGAGTTTTTGGGATGGGGCTTACTCATTTCGTGTGTAACAGCAGTACTTTGCGGTGCAGTGGTTTTGTGGTGGTTGGCGCGTAAAGAGCTTGATGAGAAAGGATATCGCCATGAGTAAATGCCAACACTGTGTAGTTGAAGAGTTAATAAATTCTTACTGCGGTTTTGCAGAAGTTAAGACTCTTTGTGAAAAATTACGAGGCCGATATAACCGTAGTGGCTTATCTAATACTGATTACAACGAGTTACTTCAATTAGAGAAGGCACTTGACCAAGCGAAGAAGTTTAATGAGGAGGGCGCAAAAAATGGACAGTAGGTGGATTGAAGCGCAACGCCGTGAAATGGAAAAGCTTATTTCACCAGAGCTAATCAAGTCGAGAGATTTAGCACGTCAAAGTTATTTTGATCATATGGAAAAAGGGATGGCTGGACATGCATCACGCTCGATTGAACCCCTCAATGGTAAAAAGCAAAACACCATGGTTGAGCTAAAGCGTTCAATTGAAAAATTGGCTCATAAATATAAACACGATGCTCATGCCTCAAGCCTTTTTGGGGATCAGGATAAAGCACGAGTTTATAACTGCTTTGCTAGTCAGTTGGAAAATTTGTTGAAAGGTGGTGCTTGATGTCATCAGTCAGCATTGCTGAATACCGTAAGTTATTTCCGATAAAGAAAACTAAAAAGCGGCGTTCAGCAAAGCAAGTTGCCAGACAACCAAGTGTGGGTGAAATGGTTCTGGCAACGCATTTAAGAGCATGCAAGATCGGTTTTGAACAGGAATATAAATTCCATCCTGATCGTAAATGGAGAGCAGATTTTTTAATAACGGGTACAAAGATTTTGATTGAGGTGGAAGGTGGTATCTGGAGCGGAGGCCGTCATACAAGAGGCAAGGGCTATATAGGGGATATGGAGAAATACAACTCTGCAGCAATGATGGGTTTTACAGTTTTACGGTTCAGCACAGAGCAAGTGAAAGCAGGCGTGGCGATTAAACAAATTGAGCAATTGGTAGGTGAAAAATGAGTGCAGTTTTAAAAACACAACAAATGGATTGGTCTAAATATACTATTGACGGTTGGTTAGAGCAGTTTGGCGCATGGTGTGAAACAGTTAGAATGAAAGGGGGTGATTTGCCAGATGGGCTTCATATCAATCAAATTTACTGGTTGATGCGTGAAGCTGGCAAAGAAGTACAAAAAAGTAAATCTTATATTCGATGTGAGATCAGTGATTATGAGGCGGATCAAATTCAAGCACTTTTACGAAGTCTATTAAATTCTGATAAAACAGATTTTACAACTAAGTTTGCATTAATTTGTTTAATTAAAAATAAGGTTGAAAATAAAGGATTGTTGAAGGTTGCTCAAGAAACAAACCAATCTAAAGCTCAGGTCGCAATTATGGTGAGTTGCGCTAGATTTTATTTATTAGGTCATGATAAAAGATTAAGACAAAATGGAGGTTCAAATGAAAACATACACTGTAAAACTATATGAAGGCGTTAGTCGGGAGAAAGTTAATGAAACTTTGAAATACTACCCTGATTATTTTGGTAAAATATCAATAATTACAAATGTAATTAATAATAAATTGCAATTAACACTAAAAGCATTTGAAGGAATCGACGTTATAACTGCCAATGATCTAATGATTAAAATCGTTGAACGTTTAAAAGCTTCTCAATTAGTAGAAAAGCATAATTTAGACTTGTTGACTGTCTAGACGCTTTATGGCATATTTTTGATATAGTGGACGAAGTATAAGTAATTCACTGATCTAAAGCTCATCGTTTGATGGGCTTTTTGTTTTTATACTTGCTAGATTTCAATTATGATTTAAAATTAAATCAGGTGGCTCGTCGCCAAACATCGCCACCTGAAATTCTATTAGAAATGATAGTTATTTGTTTGTGTCACCTCCATATTAATTAATTGTAGAGTTGATATTGTGTTGTACTGGTGGTGGGCACCAAGCGCCACCAGTACAATCGTTAAAAGCGCCCCTTTTCTTTGCATTAAGTAATGTTCCTTTGATTTAATGGTTAGATTTACACCACACATTAGCTGTCTTCATCCTAAATACATGGTCGTTACATTATAAATCATCTAAATTGAATGCTTGTCTAAATGTTAAGCGTTTAAGAATGCCCACTTAAGCATGTTTATATTTATGCTATAGTCCAGTCTAATTAGAATTTGGTACTTAAAATGTATATCTGTGTTGGTGGTGAACTAGATGTGCAAAAGATAGAGAAAGAAGGCAGATTACTAAAAGCTTCTGATATCGACCCATCTTTTAAAACTGAGTACTACAAGCAAGTTTTTAACCGCGACAACATTAACTATCATTTTTGGCTGCCAATTGGATCTGACTTACATGATATGTCTGAGAAAGTTCTAAATATCATTAGATCACCTAAAAACTAGTTTTATCGTTTGCCGGACGTATTACGGCGCAAATGGCCCCGCTAAATATCGATTATTGGCGGGGTTTTTTATTAAATTTTAATTGAATTTGCTAAGGATAAAGATGTATAAAAATATTATAAAATCCAATAATTATATTATTAATTCAATAATTTATTTAAAATTAAATTAATCGAATTTAAACAATATTTACTTAGATGATGCATTAGGTAACTCAAATAAACATGATTTTAGGAGAATAATTAAAAAAACGGAGTACAAATGTCATGAATAAGAATGTAGAGCTAATAAATTACATTGATGTAGCTGAGACAGTTTACGAACGGGTATATGAAAATAATAAAATTTCAAATAATTTGATTGTTAATCTAAATCGCATTATGGCTGAGATAAAGAATCAAGCTGCAGAAAAAAGACTCAAATTGAAGTACAGCTCAATAGACTTTGAACATTGTTTAAGTTTGCCTTTAGCTGATCGCAAAATAAAAGTAGATTTAAGCCTTATACCTCATTTTGAAGATCGTGAAGAAAGTATTTTGTGGTTAACTAACTTTATTGGAAAAATTTGTGAGCCCAGAAAGATGCAAAGACAGAAAAAAAATCTTCATTAAGTACCTGTGAATTTTAGATGAACCGCCCTTAAAGCGGTTTTTTATTGCTAGTAGAATATTTAAGGTATCTTTTCTAATAGGCACATACTATTGAAGTGTTTTTTATTTATTTTTTAGATTGAAAAGATTGCTATTTAAGTAATTTAAATATAAAAATCTTTATTGATTGAGAGTAGTTGTTATACAGGATATTTATAAGGATTTTAAAATGACAATTATCACATTGCTCGATGTTAAGACGAAGAAGAAGGTGATAGTTCGGTCCGTAATAGACCCAATAGCAAGAATAGACAAAAAAGGGAATATACAAATTATTCAAATTCATAAATGGCTATATGATGAATCTGGAGATTTCGTTGATGAAGACTTATATGAGGCACTCAACAATGGAGAAGTTGGAATATACATAACTTTGCAGTATATGATCATTAATATTGAAAATTAATTATTTTTTATTTTTAGTCAGTTTGAGTTCTTAGTCTCTAGAGCCTAATGGTTACTGCACATAAGACCTTATTAAGTATTACCTATTGATGGGCACATATTCTTTATAACTCTTGATAAGTAAAAAAATTATGTAGGCTAAAAATAAAACTATTTAAAAAGAAATCTTTATCTATTTAAATATGAATATTTGATGTTTTTAATTCAATCCCTATTGCTAGTGCTTAAATATTATGCCAATATGAAGTTGGAAATATTTCCGAATAGATATTTCCTATTTCAGGTTTAAGCGTTTTTTTCGCTAAGTCCATTTCTGAATAAAAATAGGAAGTGGGCTTTTTTATTTTTAAATATTTCTGTATTATCAGTGTGTTGCTGTAGGTAACACTAAACCTTGTTGATCAGCGCAAATATCAAAAAGGGGGAGCTTGCCTACTAGGCAAGCTTTTTTAAATTGATGATTTAAACACAATAATCAATTTCAAAGCTCATTAGAAAAATCAAACTTCCCTAGCTTTTATTCGTACTAATTTATTGAATCTAATCGTCTTTATAATTTTAAAAAATTCCTTAAACTAAAAATGGAAAATTTCTTGTTGCAACATTGTTATAATAGGACTACCTTAAGAAAAATACTTTATAAAAATGAGGAGCTGCTGAAATGCCACAGTATCTCATGTTTGCGGAAAATATTTATAACAAAATTAAAGATGAGGAATTGTTTTCACATGACTGTATTGAAAATATGAACTTACTTATGACATGTATACGCAGAGAAATTGAGGGAACAGAATTTAAATTAAAATATAATTTTATTGATTTTGTTGAATTGTTTAGTAAACAATTAGATGAATGTAAAGTAAAAATAGATGTGAGTTTGATTCCTCCTCATAATTCAGAAGGTGAGTATATTTTATGGTTAGCTGGATTTATCGAAAAAATTACAGAAGGTGGACCTAAACCACCTCCGCCTATAAAGAAATTTATTCCAGAGTATATGAGCTTCAAATCTGAATTAGATTTTTTACCTTCAAATGAGGAAAAAATTCAAACCGAAGGTAAAGAAATTACGGATTACTTTAATTCAAAGCTTTATAAGGCAACTTTTAAGAAGTAATACTATATTGCCTGTGAGTTTAGCCACCGCCTTAGGGCGGTTTTTTTATGGGTGAGAATAATGGATTCTACAGAATACTTTTGGCTTACTTGGAAAAAAGAACCTAAAACCAAGCCTAAATCCAGACCGCTACCTAAAGCTACTCAAAAGTACTTAGAGGCAGAGGAAGAATTTACTGAAGCTTTAGACAATCTGGAAATTAAATACGAAAAGAAATTCCAGTTTAAATCAACAAAGCATTGGCGTTTTGATTTTCATTTAATTGAACATCGTATTTTAGTTGAAATTGCTGGCGGTCCCTGGTCAGGTGGACGAAAGGGCAAGCTGGCAACAAAGGCGTGGAGTATGGACCGTTACGATGTTGCTGAAGAAATGGGATATACCGTTGTTCGGTTAGAGGCAGCACCAAGATTTAAGATTAATGAATCTGGTCCATTACAGATCCAAGCTCATTTCGCAAGCCAATGGCTTAAAAATTTAAAGAGGCAAATATTTAATGGATCAGATCAGACCATTTCCTCCAACTGATTTTATGGATCAGGCCGAAGAAGAGGAAGCACTCCGTTTAATACCTGCACCTGATTTAAAACTATGGGTAGTTGCTAATTTTCTTACGCTGGGTGGACCTTTACATAATCCAGATCACGACCATATCGCTGAGATGCTTCATGACAATGAGGGTTTCTTGGCTTTTGCATGGGCTTCTTCTGCTTATACCAGAGCTAAGCGTATGGTGCTTGGCCAATGTGAAAAGGTTATGTTTCAACAAGGCGGCTGGAAGAAAGCCCGACAAGAGCAGCAAATGCGCGACTGGTTCGGATTCGTTCCAGTTTACTTAATCACAATCGATGCAAGCTTTTGTGAAAAGGCAAACGATAGCGAGTTCTGTGCTTTGCTTGAACATGAGCTTTATCACATTGGTGTAGAACGAGACTCGGACGGTGAGATTATTTACAGTGATCATACTGGATTACCAAAGCACTATTTAGCTGGTCACGATGTGGAAGAGTTTATCGGTGTTGTTAAACGCTGGGGTGCAAATGAAAACGTTAAGCGGCTTATTGAAGTCGCTAAAAACCCGCCGTTTGTTTCTGATTTAGATATTTCGAAATGTTGTGGAAACTGCGTAATTACCTGAGCCTTGAGGCTCTTTTTTTTGGCTATTTAGGTTGACGTAGGTTGACAGGATTGAGGATATGGCGGCTCTAAAAAAGGAGGTAAAACTCTTTATAGTTCGCTCACTTGCCGTATTTAATACACCCACAGAAACTGCTGAGCTCGTCAACCAAGAATACGGGATAAAAGTTACTAAACAGCAGTGTGAGAAATACGATCCGACAAAACGGGCAGGCGAGAACCTGAGTGAAGAATTAAGAAAAGATTTTGAAAAGACTCGCGAAATGTTTTTGGGTAAGCCTGAGGCAATCCCAATTGCAAACTTAGCGGTGCGTTTACAGCGATATGAAAGCCAATATCAAAAGCACAGTAGAAACCGTGTAGCAGCTTTAAGCATTCTTAAGCAAGCTGCTGAGGACATAGGCGGCAAGTACACGAATAAGACTGAAATTACAGGCGCTGGCGGCGGTCCATTACAAAGCGAAAACATTACCTATGTGACTGCTACCGATGAGCAGGTAAGGCAGGCGATAGATGAACTCGAGAACGAATATTGATCCTGTTAAAACCAAAGCTAAGCGGATCAAATGTGAGAAAGAACATTTATTTTTCACACGAGCATTTTTCTTGCCTCGCATGGGTTTTAAGTTTTCGGTCAATTGGCATCATGAATATATTGCCGACAAGATTGATGAGGTTATAGCTGGCAAGGTTAAAAACCTAGTTATTAACGTTCCACCCGGAAGCGGTAAGACTGAACTACTCACAAATCTTATTGCCCGTGGTATAGCTCGTAATCCTCGTTCGCGCTTTTTGTATTTGTCTTTCTCGCAATCACTTGTAGAGGATGTATCTGCAACAGCAAGGAACATTGTTAAGTCAGAAGACTTTCAGAGTTTATGGCCAGTAAAGATTTCTACCAGTACGGATGCTAAGTCTAGCTGGAAAACAACAGTAGATGGTTACGATGCTGGTCATGTTTATTCTGCATCAATGGGTGGGCAGGTCACGGGTCGCCGTGCTGGTACATTAGCTAATGAGGGCTTTACCGGTGCCATTATTCTTGATGACCCATTAAAGCCTGAGGATGCATTTAGCCAGACCGCTAGACGTAAAGCTAACCGTAAGATCCTAAATACGGTCAACTCGCGTAAAGCTAAATCTGATACGCCAATTATTCTGATCATGCAGCGTTTGCACGTTGAAGATCCGACTAACTTTGTGATGACAGGTAATGTACCTGGTGAGTGGGAACAAATCAGTATTCCCGCACTTATTGATGATGAGTACATCAGTAAGCTACCAGAGCACATACAGCGCAAAATTCCACGTGATGTTGAACGTGATGAGAAAGGCCGTCAAAGCTATTGGCCATTAAAAGAATCTTTACTTTCATTGCTGCAGCTGGAGAATGGCGGGGAAGATAAAGACGGCGCCACAGTGTCACGCTACACATTTGCAAGCCAATACATGCAAAACCCTAAAAAGCTGGGTGGTGATCTGGTTAAGGCTGAATGGTTCCCACGTTATCTAGAGCTACCTGTTCTTAAATGGCGTGCAATATGGGCCGACACGGCTCAGAAGACTAAAGAGCATAATGACTTTTCAGTGTTCTTATGTGCAGGACTTGGCTATGACAATAACCTTTATATCATTGACGTGAAGCGTGGCAAATGGGAAGCACCCGAGCTATTGAAAGAAGCAAAAGCTTTTATCAATAAACATAAGGACAGTAACACAAAGATCGGCAAGCTTCGTTATATGGCTGTAGAGGATAAGGCGAGTGGTACCGGTTTAATTCAGTCCATATCTAAGCAGACCACTTTACCAATACGTGCGATTCAGCGAAGTACTGACAAGCTATCAAGGACTATGGATGTCATTCTTTATGTTGAAGAACGCCGTGTTTGGTTGCCAGCTAATGCACCGTGGCTATTGAATTACATTGAAGAGATTGAAGGCCTTACTGCTGATTGGTCACATGATCATGACGACCAGTGGGACCCGACCATTGATGCAATTAATGATTCATTAGCCAAAAAGCCAACTGTATTTGATTAGAGGAAATTATGGCTGAAACTAAAAAGCCCGATGCAATTGGCGATGCAGGGGCATATACAAACTTTGTCTCAAATATTGGTACCGAACGTGACAAAGCTTCACACGGTTCTTTCGTTAAGAAAGTAATTCCTGATGAGCAATTAGAAGCCGTGTATCAACACTGGTTGGCTAAGCGCATCGTAAACCGTCCAGCAAGTGACATGCTCCGAGCTGGTTGGTTCTATGAAGGGATACAAGACAACGATTTATTGAAGCTTAAAGAGGCGTGTAAGGCATTTAACTTAGATGGGGTGCTCTTATCTAGTTTAGTACTTTCTCGCTTATATGGTGTTTGCTATGTGCTTCTAGGAACAGTGGACGGCGGCAACTTAGATCAACCGTTTGATTTAAACAAGTTAGGTATTGGTCGTTTAGAGTTTTTCACGGTGCTTAAGAAAAAGCACATTGAAGCTGATACCAGTAAATATTTATCGCCTAAGGAGGCAGGTGGCGTTTTAAAGCAGCCTGAATTTTACAAGCTAAAGCTTGATGGTAAATCTAACCAACGGATCCACCACACCCGCTTAATTAAATTTGGTCATGCAGATGTGGTCAATGAAGAGCCTGTAAGTGTCTTACAGGAAGTTTATGAGGATCTACTTGATCATGCTGCCGTAAAGAAAGCCACTGCTAGTCTGGTCCATGAATCAAAAATTGACGTGATTAGAACACCTAACTTGGTCGATAAGATCAAAGAGGATATGAAATCCGTAGCTGAACGTTTTCTTAGTGTCGGATTGCTTAAGGGCTTGAATGGCATGATCGTCTTGGATAAAGAGGAGGAGTATGACTCTAAATCTTATAGCTTTGGCGGTCTGCCTGATCTCATGCGTGAGTATTCGATTCAAACTGCTGGTGCAGCTGATATGCCATATACGATTTTATTCGGTCAATCACCTGCAGGGATGAATGCAACAGGCGAGCATGACACACGGAACTATTACGACAGTATTGCAACTAAGCAAATATGGTCCTTAAAGCCATTCATGATGAAGCTTTTAAGAGTAATTGTTCAAGCCACATTTGGTCGTCAGATTCCAAGCTTAGATGTTGTGTTCAATCCTCTATGGCAATTAGACGCTAAGGTCCGCTCTGAAGTTGAGAAAGCTAACGCTGAACGGGATTCCAAGTATTTAGAAATGGGCATCATCACAGAGCCACAGATAGCAAAACAGCTTGTTATTGATGGTGTTTATTCAGTGATTGATGAAAAACATATCAAAGAGCTTGAGACAATGGTGAAGCTTAATGACAACGATAATTCAGATCCTGAAACCCCACCTCCAGCAGGCGAAGAAACGTAAAAAAGGTCGTAAAGCTTCTAAGCCGAGAGCCGTGCACGTAAACCGCCGTGTAGAGCTTTATTACACACGGCAATTACTGGCTATCTCAAAATATTGTCAGGAACAAACTAAGGAATTAGTTATTCCTACAGTAGGCCAGAACATCGGAGATGCATGGTTCTCGGACATGATGACGGCCTTTAGGGAAAAGCTCACAAAGTATGTTGTTGAGATTTCTCGACCGTTGGCCACAAAGGTTGTGACTGACACCCAAAAGGAAGTGGACAAGCAAATTGCAGAGCACACCAAAACAATTATTGGTGTGGATCTTACGCCATTCTATCGAGCTGCTGATATTCAGGATGAGGTAGATCTAAACATTACGGTTAATGTCAGTTTGATTAAGTCTATTCCGCAGCAATACGCCGATAAGCTTGAGGTACTAATTACTAATGCTTTGCAGACTGGACAAACCAATGAAGAGTTGGCCAAAGCTATTAAGCAATTAGGGTTATCTACTGATTATCGTGCACGTCTTATTGCTAGTGACCAGATGGGCAAGATTAACGGCCAAATTAACCGTGCTAGACAGCTTTCGATGGGTGTCGAGACATACACATGGCAAACGGCGAAAGATGAGCGTGTAAGGCCAGATCATCAACATAAACAGGGCAAGACATTTAGATGGGATTCACCGCCAGACGGTGGACATCCCGGTCAGCCTATCCGATGTCGTTGCACGGCATTGCCTAATTATGAGGATATCTTGATTTAGTTGTAATATTTAAAATTATCTATATGATTTATTTAGTTAATTAAGAGTTTAGTTATTATGACTGAAGATAAAAAAGAAACTAATGAGAAATATTCCGAACTCAAAGCTGTATACAAACTAGCAATTGATACAAGAAATTTTGAAATCCATCAGCTAATTAATAGAAATAATTTTTTTATGTTATTTCAAGGTGTATTACTTGCTGCGGTTTTTAGTAATCAAGCTAGCAAACCCTTTGTTGAATTTGTAATTTGTTTCGCTGGAATATTTATTTCGTGGCATCAAATTGGGGTAGCAGCAGGCGCTAAATATTGGCAAGAATGGTGGGAACTGAAAACTAGTGAAATTGAAGATCAATTAAAAAGTGCCATTGGAGCTGATAATTTTATTTCTCTCTTCGACCTTGATCATGAAGGAAATCATAAGGAGCAAAGTAATAAAGTAATAGCCAAGATTAATAAACATTCGGGTTTTATCGACTCAATAATCAATATGCTGATACTAAGAAAATACTCTGTTAGTCGAGTACCTATCAGAAGCGGGCTTGTTTTAATGATAACTTGGATTGTTTTATTTCTTAATACGATAGATTGGAGTGTTATTAGTACTTCAATAGATTTAAGTCAACTTATAGATGGTCATTTTTTTGAAAAGACTCCTAGCCAAAGATAAGTAACCATTTAAAAAATATTTAAACCCACCATTTGGTGGGTTTTTTATTGAGCGCAATTTATGAAAACCATTTACCAATTCAAAATTGGTGACTTTGCGCCAAGCGAATCGACACGCTCATTTACCAAAGAGGGGTATCTGAAATGCGTCAATGTTCGTTTAGCTAAAGCGCCTCAAGTACGTCAGTACTATGCGTATGAGTTTCCTTCACTGGAAGGTTATACAGCAGATCAAATCATTAATGTCTACACGCCTGCAGAAGAGCTTTTCAAGCCTGTGGCTATTCAAAGCTTCAATGGTGTAGACGCTACAGACTATCACCCACCTAAGAATGAAATTAACGCATCTAACTGGAAGGATTATCACATTGGCTATTGTGAGAACGTTCGACAGGAAGGCGATTATCTGGTGGGTGATTTGCTCATTAAAGACAAGATCAGCATTGATTTGATCCAAAGCAACGAACGGCTAGAAATGTCGCTTGGCTATGGAGCCTTATTAATCGTTGAGCAGGGTACTGCGCCAGATGGCACGCCGTATCAAGCCAAATTTACCAATTTTATTGGCAATCACGTAGCACTCGTTAAATATGGCCGTTGTGGTGGTGATTGCCGCATCGGTGACAAACAGCAAACTCCACCAAAGGGGAATAAAACAATGGAAGTAATTGTAAACGGTATCCGTTTTAACATCGGCGATAACACGCCTCTGGCCGATGCATTAAAGCAGCAACAAGAGCAGCTGGAAAACTTGAAGGCTGCAAAACTTAAAGTTGGTGATAAGCAATTTTCTATCGGTGATGAACTAGGTGCCATTCAAGCGGTTGTAGATCAGTTACATGCCGAAAAAACAGCTCTGGAGCAAAAAGTAGGTGATCTGGAAAAGAACCAAATGACGCCTGAAAAGCTTGAGCAAGCTGCGGCTGAACGTGCTGCTGTGATTGCGGATGCTAAAGCATTGGTACCAACAGTTAAAACAGAAGGCTGCACATGCGAGCAAATCAAGCGTGATGTAATTGCTGCTAAAGCGGGTGATGCATTAGTAACAGCTTTGATGGGTAACGTGTCGGTAGGCGATGCAAAGCCTGAGCAGATCGATACAACTTTCCGTGCCCTCTGTGCTGTGAAGGGTACTCAACCTTCTAACCCTGTAGGTGATGCACTTCACCAGCAACAGCAAGTAAAAACTGGCGATGGTAAACCAGTAGATGGGGAGCCTAAAACCAACAACAAAAAAGAAGCTTGGAAACAAAGTTTCTAATTAACTGGAGAACTTCAAATGTCTTTAACCCCTCAAGCTATTCCGGGTATGCGTGCTCGCCTGCACATGCCCGAAGAAATTTTATCTTTGCCAGTTGCTGGTATAGGCGTAGTTAGTGATGGCGAAGTGGTGGTCCAATCTGCTGATGGAAAAACAGTTAGCGCGGTAACTGGTGCAACTAATACAAAGTTTGGTGTAGTCGTTTTTCAGCACGTAGGTAAAACAGGGAAAAATGCCTTAGGTAAAGAAGCGTATCAAGCTAAGGACTGTGCACCTGTAATGCAAATCGGTTCTATCTGGGTGAAGCCTTCAGCTCCAGTGATCGATATCAATGCGAAGGTTTATGTACGTACTTCGAACCCTACTGCCCAAGCGCCACTTGGTTCACTTTCTTCTTCAGCATTAGATTCTACGGAACTACCTAATGCCTCTTGGGAAACCATCACTGGTCCTGATGGATTAGCTATTCTTCGTTTACGTGGAGCATAATCAATGTCAAAACAATTAGAACAAATGAAAATCCGCCTATCAGCAGTTGCACATGGGGTGCAAATCGCTGTAGGGGATGCATTTAATTTAGATAACTTTGCCAAGTTATTATTAAAGCTTGAATCAATCGATGAAATGACACCGCAACTTGCTGAAGCCCAAGCTTATGCAAAGTACCTACCGATTGAAGGATTGGAAGGTGCAGTTATAGGTTCGGCTAGTGTCTTGCAACGTAAGAGAGGCGTAGGACGTGGTAAGCGCTTCTCAGGTCAAGGCAATGATGTGCCATTAGCAGAAGTTGTTTACGATGAAGTAAAACTCACTGTACAGCCTGGTGTTATTGGTTATGAAATCAGTATTTTTGATGCTGCAGCTGCCTTAAAAGCAGGTATCCAGTTAACGACTGACAAAGTTGCAGCAGCTCGATTGGCCTATGAAAATCACATGAGTGATGTCGCTTGGTTTGGCGAGCCAGAAACTGGTTTGCTAGGCTTCTATAATCAAACAGGTGTTGAGGTGATTACTTCTACGGTAGATTATACGACTGCTACAGTAGAGGTCATTCTTGCCGATATCAATAAGGCAATTAAAGGTGCTTCTAATGCTTCTAAGTTTGATGGAAGTATTCAACCAGATACTTTTGTGATGCCTGAGAATAAGTTTACTATTCTCGCTAGCCGTATCGTTCCGGATTCAGCGGGTAAAACCTTCCTTGAGTACATTAAGGAAAAGAACACCTTTGCAATGCAAGGTAAAACACTGACATTCACTTCTGAAAGTATGCTTGAAGGTAAAGGTGAAGGTGGTACTGACCGCAGTATTATTTATCGCCGTGATCCGAGCTGTATTACTTTCCGTTGTAATGAACTGGAATTCTTGGCTGCTCAGCCTATCAATTATGTGATGCGTACACCGGGACACTATATGTATGAAGGTGTCTATTTAAAACGTGTCGATTCTCTCCGCTACTACGATGTTGAATAAGGATAACTAAACATGCCAAAAATTACTTACAGCGGCTCTCAGGCCGCTTTTTCTTTTGATGGAATTCAGGTCGGTCAGGGACAAACTGTGCAAGTTAGTGCTGCGGATCTCACACGTATTTCAAAAGGTAAAGCCTTTAAATCACTCGTTGAAAAAGGTGAACTTGAAGTTCAGGAAATTGCGGAAGATGAGCCAAAAACAGCGGGTAAAACTGGTGGTCGTGGCGGTAAAGGCGGCAAGCAAAACGATGCAGCAGGTGAGCAGCAAAAGCCAACTGATGAAGACGCTTTGGCCGCCGTGAAGGCTGAATTAACAGCGCTTGAAGTAACGTTCAGTGATGATGAAACACTTGAGCAGTTACAAGCTAAGTTAGCTCAGGCTAAAGAATAAGGTGAGTCTATGGACGTACAAACGTTTCGTGAAAAGTTCTCGACTGATTCGAGTTTAATGTCTTTGCCAGATGCAAGGATTCAGGATGCTTTAGAAGAAGCGGATCAGATCGTTTCTCAAATTGAGTTCGGGGCATTAAAGGAACGTGCTGTAGGTCTATATGCAGCACATATCCTTAAAGTCGGAACCATTAGCGGCAATGGCGCTGCTTTTGGTACTGCATCAAGCATGACAATTGCGGGCCAAAGTGTGAGTTATTCACGATCATCGAAAGAAGCTTTCTATGATCTAAGCATGTATGGCCAACGCTATCTTGCGTTAAAAAATTCAATTCCAATTGATGATGAAGGTACTAACCCTAACCGTTTAGGCGTTGGTGTTTTTGTTGTATAGGAGAATCATATGCCTTTTAAGTATCAGGCACCAGAAGGTTACAAGCCAACCAAACTCGTTATTGCTGGGCAAAACCTAGATATCAAAAACGGCGTTTTGGAATCGGATAATGACATTATCCATATTTTAAAGCCCTTAGGTTTTGAGCGTTATGTTGAAGTGGTTGAGCCAAAGAAATCGGCAGCATCTGCTAAAGAGTAATTAAGCTATGAGCGATTATCGTGTTGATGCTCAGGTCAATTTTGATGAGATGAATAATCGCGTTAGGTTTGAAATAAGACGCACGGTTAACGCTCTTACTTTGCGCTTACAGCGGATTGTTCAGGAAGACATGTTAAGTGGCCAACGACTCAAAGTTCAGTCAGGGCGCTTGCGAGGATCCGTTTCATCAAAGGTGGATGAGGATAAGGATTCCATTGAGGGAACTGTAGGTGCTGGTGGTGCATTGGTACCTTATGCCTTTGCTCATGAGTTTGGTCTAAATGGAGCTTTGGGTGTTAAAGCCCATTTAAGAACTATTAAGCAGGCTTTTGGCCGACCTATTTCACCTGTTCAGGTCAATGTTAAGGCCCATTCTAGGAATGTTCGGTTTAGAGAATTGCGGTTCATGCGTGATTCACTGGATATCGTGGCCAAGATTGTGCCGAAAAATATTGATGCAGCAATTGAGCGAGGTATAGCAGGTGGATAGTGAAGCAATTTATCAAGCGCTGTTTGATCGGTTAAGTACAAGGGTAGAAGGGCTCAAAACAGTAAGTCGCCGTTTACGTCACTTTAACCATGTAACACCAGAACAGCGCCCAGCCATGTTTATTACACAAGGCAATCAGCAAGAAGTCCCGGTACATGGTTTAGATTCAAAAGTTGAACTAGCTGCTGAGGTTTATCTCTATATTCATGAATCGGACACTACAAAGCCGCCATCATCGCAGATGAATATATTCATCGATCGTGTACGTGAAGCTATTCAGCCAGATCATCCAGATTTTAATGAATGTCAGACCTTGGGAGGTTTGGTTGAGCATTGCTGGATTGAAGGCACAATAGAAGTGTATGAAGCAGTAGAAAACATGCTAGATGATCAGGCGATTGCCATTATCCCTATCCGGATCCTCACAACCAATTAACAAAATATTCATTTTATGACCGCCTCGATGGCGGTTTTGTCATTTTAGAGAGGTCAAAATAAATGGCTCAATATTTATTTGGTGCCGGCAAGATCTTTGCTACACCGATTCAAGATGTATACGGGCAACCGATTAGTAATCCCACACCAGTTGAAGTGGGGGTGATGCAATCCGTTGGTGTGGATATTAGCTATGACTTAAAAGAGCTTTTCGGTCGTGGTCAATTTGCTGTAGATGCTGCGCGTGGTAAAGGTACCATTAAATGTAAAGCTTCTTTCGGACGTATTAACGGTACCTTATTAAATTCCATTTTCTTCGGTGGAGTTGTTGCTGAAGGTGGAATTGAAACAGTTTCCCAAACCATTAATGGTGAAGTGATTCCGGCTGGTGGTTCAGTTACACCGGTTGTCCCTAACAGCGGTACATTCGTGAAGGATCTAGGTGTAACAGATGCGAAAGCAATCCCACTTAAACGGGTTGCTTCAGCACCAACAACTGGACAATACAGTGTAGATGCCGCAACTGGTGCTTATACATTTGCTGCTGCAGATGTGGGTAAAACGGTATTTATTAACTTCCGTTATTCAGCAATGGTAGCGGGTGCTAAGTCAATCACTGTATCTAACCTAGATATGGGTTATACGCCAGAGTTTGCCGTTGACCTGCAACGTGACTACAAAGGCAAGTTCATGCACATGAATTTCTTCCGTTGTACCAGTAACAAACTTGGATTCAGTTCAAAACAGGACGATTACGATATTCCTGAGTTTGAATTCCAGCCTATGGCTGATGATCTTAACCGTGTTTTCAAAATCGATTTATCGGAGTAATACCAGATGCAATTTAAGCAAGTTGATAACCCACGTGGCTCAACAATTATTATTGATGGTCAGCCATTTGTATTTGCTCCTTTGTCACTTGGTGCGGTTGAAAAGTTATTGCCAGCTCGACATGGGGCAATTTGCCTTGCAAACAGCTACTAAAGAGTTGCAAGGATGGCTAAGAATCCAAGCCATTAAGTTGGCTCGTAAACTTGGTTTCGTTGGTGCTGAAACAGCGGCCGAGGCTTCCGGCCAAGCGGCTCAAACGGGAGCAACGATCGCAGGTGAGGCAACACGTACCAGTGTTACAGCTGCGGGTGGTTTAGCTCGATTGGGATTAAAAGCAGCTGAAGCTATCAAAGGCATCATGATGTCCGCTTGGGAAGCAATGGCCGGAGCTTTTAAAGCGATGGTCGCAATTCCGTATGTCGGTCCAATTTTAGCCGTTGGTGCTGGTGCGGCTGCTTTTGGTTTGGTTGCTGGTCTTGCGGGCAAGATCAAATCTGCTCGAGGCGGTTACGACATTCCATCTGGTGTAAACCCTATGACGCAATTGCACGAAGAAGAAATGGTATTGCCGAAACAGCATGCCAATACCATTCGTGCCTTAGGTAAATCTATGGCCAATGCTGGGTTTGCTGATCCTGCTTCTGCATCTGGTGGTGATTCGTATCACTTTAATCTTGGATTTGTAGACACCAAAGGTGCTGATCGATGGCTGAAGAAAAACGGTAAAGCTGTAGCAAACAGCTTGAAAGGCTATAACCGCAATTTTGGTAAATAAGGAGGATTCATGTCAGACGTATTGTTTCCTGAACTGCCGGGTTTAGAGTGGGATCTCACCAAAACCCCGATGTTTAATACCAAGATCATGCAATCAGTAAATGGTCGAGAACTAAGGGCTAGTTATCAGGCAGTACCTAAATATCAGATCAGCATGTCCTTTGCATTCCTTCGGGAGAGCAAGGGGCGTAATGAATTACAGCAACTTGAAGGTTTCTTTCTAGAGCGCCGTGGCTCATTTGATTCATTTCTTTTCAAGATGCCTGAGGACAATGAATTTCAGTGCACGTTTGTAGGCGATGGGGTTCAAACGTCATTCCAGCTTTATAAGCAGATCAATACCACTCAGATCCCTTTACAACATACCCAAGCGGAACAGAGTGAAGATCCGTTGATATGGAGTGAGAATGCATCAAAACCGATGTGGTCAGATCCTGAAAGTCAAATGTGGTTACTTCAATTTGTTATTACAAATAATGGTATGTTGCAGCTATCGATTCCACTATTAGAAGGAGAATCTATTACTGTAACTGGTACCTTTTACTATCGATGTCGTTTTGCTGATGATGAACAGCAATATACCAATTTTATGTCTAAGCTCTGGAAAGCTGGGAAAGTCGACATGATTGGGTCACTAGGAAATAAGGTATGAGAGCAGCTTCGGAAAAACTTATTGCATTGTTAGATGCCAATCAGTTCGTGATGGCCGATCTATATACGATCACTACCGTTCAAAACGACGTATATCGATACACCAATTATGATTTTGATCTCATTGTTGGGGGTGAACTTTATCATTCTGATGGTCCCATCATTAGTCGGGATGGCATCACATTATCATTGGGTGTAGAAGTGGATAATTTATCTATAACAATTGATGTGACAGATAAACAAACTTTTGAAAGTTTGCGTATTGTCCAAGCCTTTCACAATGGTCAGATGGACGGTTCACGTTTCAAGCTTGAACGTATTTTCATGGATGCCAATACACCTACCGATACCAGCGCGGGAACCATTAAGCTGTTTGAAGGCCGGATTATTGAACCTGAGTTTGATCGCAATACGATACAGGCCAGTGTCGCATCAGATCTGGATGAACTGAATGTGCAGATGCCACGTAATTTATACCAACCGAGCTGCAGCAATACACTGTTTGATCACGCCTGTGGTTTGAATCGTGAAAATTATGCGCTTGAAACTACGATTGCTGCTGGCAGTACTGCATCGCGGATCCTGTGTGATATCAACCAGCCGCAGGGCTGGTTCACGCAAGGGGTGATTGAGTTTTTAGAAGGTGGAAACAAAGGGCTTAAACGCACGATTCGTTTGCATGAGCTTGATGTGCTGCTTCTTACATTGCCATTACTTGAAAATCCTGAGGTGGGGCAGAGAATCAAGGTTTATCCGGGTTGCGACAGGCGTATGGAAACTTGCCAGAACCGCTTCAATAACTTTTCCCGTTTCCGCGGCGCGCCTTTTATACCAATCCCTGAAACATCCGTTTAATCAAATTTAACTTTCTAAGCCTCGCATTCGCGGGGTTTTTTGTTCTTGAGGGTAACTACATGACTGTACCAAGTGATTACGACTTTATCGGAAACACGATTACAGAAGCACATTTCAAGAATTCATTAACGACTTTGTTAAGCCATATTCGGCAAATGACAATTGATCTTATTGAGGCACAAGGCGGTAACTATAGTTACGCAAGCATGGCTTTGTTTGAGGAAGATAAGGCCAATATCTCCGCAAATTCAACAGTGAGGATTGCACAGGGTGATGATGCCGGATTATATGTGTGGGATGGTACAAATCTGATTCTGGCTAAAGAAAGTATATTCTTTGAAGGCTCAAACTCAGAAAATTTATTTGAATGGAAAGATAACGCTGGCAATGTTGTACTTGCTTTAAATAAAAAGGGTCAACTTGTTTCTTATGATGAAGATACTAAACGTTCAATCTTGCTCACAAATCAGGAAGATATAAAAGAATTAAAGAAATTTGCAGATGAGCTGAACTTAAACAACGTCAATTCATTAATAAAATTGTTAGATGCAAACGATTCTAGTGATTTATATAGATTCATTGATAGTGACGGATCAGTTGTACTGCGCTTAACAAAATCTGGTTTTTTACGCTCAGGTCAAATTGATAGTTTGCAATATGGCATTGATGCTCTTGATTACTTGAAACCTATTGTTAAACAATCAGACGATTCTAAGTTAATCAAATTTGAAGACGCTGAAAAAAACACTCTTGGTTATGTAGATAAGTTTGGTAATTGGGTCCTCAATAATGTCGATGTATTAAACGAAATTATTGAGCTAAAAAAGTTCAAAAACAAAGCACAAACTGTGACCGCATTAAAGCAAGTTGCAGTAAAAGCTCCAGAATCACTCATTCAGATTTATCTGACAGATGTGCCTGCGCTGCCTGATGCCAAAGGCACTGTAATTTCAGGTAAGGGCGAATTTCATTTTGATGGTCAGTCGTTTAACTGTTTTGTAAAAATGGAAGTACAAGGTGCGTCAAGTGCATCGTATGCGAAAAAGAACTGGAACATCTCATTCTTTTCAGATCAAGCTTTAACAAAAGCAATGAACGTCAAAATCGGTGATCTGCTACCGCACGATGAGCTTGTTTTCAAGTCGAACTGGATTGATCACACTAATATTCGCAATGCAATGTGTTATCGATTGTGGGAACAATTTACAGCATCAAGAACAGGTTATCCGCGTTTAGAGACTGAGAAACCTTACATTGGTAAAACGGGCCAAGACGCATTGCAAAACGGAGCAAACGGTGTACCACGGTTGTATTCAGCTATGTTGTATATCAACGATGAGTTCTACGGCATTGGGTCATTTGGTACTGCCAAGAAACGTGCTAACTACAACATTGCGAAAAATAAGCCAAAAGAGATATTAATTGGCATGGACGGATGGAATGACATCACAAATCTTGAAGTCACAAATCCAACGCTTTATGAACTGAAAGCACCGAGCAATCCAACTGCAGATACTTGGGCCGCAATTTCTAACTGGAATGCATTTACACAGCTTAGTGATGCGAACTTTGCAGCGCAAGCGAATGTGTATCTCGACAAGCAAAATGCGATCGATTTCATGTTGTTCGCTGAATTTGTTCGGTGTACCGATGTCGTCGGGGGTAATGCCGCTAAAAACTTTCAATTCATTAGCTACGACGGCAAAAAATTCATGTTTATGCCCTATGACATGGATACGGTTTTCGGTCTCGAATGGACTGGCGCTGCTGTATACGACAACACAACAGGTTCACAATTGGTGTGGAATAGTTCAGGCTCATTCTGGCGTAAAGTCAAAGTTACATATAACACAGACATTGAAGCGCGATACAAGCAATTGCGTGATCTGAAAATCATCTCAGTTGAGAACACCTATAACTTATCGACTGACCTTTTTTTGAAGTATTCAAGAGATGTTTACGATCTTGAACTTGCACGTTGGCCCGTGCGTCCGTCTTTAAACATCACTAGCTTGGAACAAATTTTGACGTGGACAAAAAAGCGTATCGCATTTTTAGACACATATTTCAATTACACAGCTTAAACGCAGGAGCAATTAGTCATGTCATGCACAGTGTTTAAATCGACAAATACAGTCGATCAATCGATTAATGTTTTTCCACCGAAAGGCTATGTTAGCAATGTCCGCATTGTTCGAAATCAAGACGTGGAAAATGGCGACATTTTCAAATTTCGTAATGACAATCCTAAAGAATTTAAAGTAGTCGGGGGTACTCTTACTTGTGCGTCACTCGGAATCATTGATCCAGTTACAGAGGGGATTTTCAATCCTGCCATGGAAGTAACATTAAAACTTGATGCGGGGCGCGACTACGCATATCTGAGTTGGAAAGATAAAGACCGAATCCTAGGATTCGATCCACCTGATGGTTCAACCTTCTTCGGTGCTTATCCTGATTATTCTTTAGGTGTTCACACTGATGGCGCAACAACGATCAACGGCATTTGTATGAGGATAGGGAGCTTCAATCAGCGAGTAAATTCATGGGATGTGAGTCAAGTTGAAGATGCTGGATATTGTTTTGCGAATGCGACCAATTTTGATCGTGAGGTAAATTGGGACGCCCCGAAACTATTAAGCATTAATAATTTATTGATGGGTACTGCAAAGTTCAATAAAGACATCACGATAAGGAGCGCAAAACCGACAAACATATCGTTTATGCTTAACGGAGCTGCGTCGTTCAACTCGAAATTAAATATTGATACTTCAGAGTGTGATAATTTTTCTAACATGTTGGCAGGTGCTAAAAAATTCAATCAGCCATTAACGAATTTTAATTTCGGAAAGGCCGTATTTTTGAATAACTTTTTATTGGGCGCAGCTTCATTCAATCAAACAGTCGAATTTGGCAATACGCCGAATTTAGTAGAAGCCTACTACTTATTTGCAGAGTCAGCATTTAATAAACCTATTAAATTTAATGCGCCGAATTTAAGAGATGCCTCTGGCTGGTTTTCTTATAATAAGGTCTTCAATAACACAATCACTGGAAGCTTTAGATCAGTAGTATCAATGGCATATTTTTTCTGGTATGCCACATCTTTCAATCAACCTATCAATGATTGGGACATTAGAAACGTATCGAACTTTGAGGGCTTCATGCGGGGTGCAACATCGTTCAATCAAGATTTGTCGGCATGGCCCGCAAAATTTAACGTGAATGCAAATATGGCGGATGTATCATTAGCGCCAAATTGGTCTACCGAAAACTATGATAAATATTTGAATGCGCTTTGGCTTGATGTAGGTACAACGCGACAAAACGAATGGGCAAACGGCACAAGTCCGAAAACTGTGTATGCGCAAGTAAAACGATCGGCAACCAGTCAAGCAGCAGTGAGCGGATTAATCGGTGCAGGTTGGACAATTATTGATGGAGGTTTAGCGTGATGGAAGTTAAAACGTACACAATGGCTGATGGTCAATATTTTAAAGTAATTAACAAAAGTACGGGTTCAGTTATCATATATGGTGAATTAACCGAATCAAATCAATTGGTCACTATTCACAATGTTGAATTTATCTCTGAAGAGCAATATGAAACTGAAAGGCCTAAACCCGATCTTTACCCTATAACAAACCAAAATTAAATAGCCGCCTAAAGCGGTTTTTTTATTACCAAAATCGGAGGGGGTATGTCTAAAAACCAACTGGCTGTACAAGAAGCTCTCACTTGGCTCGGCACCCCATATCACCACCAAGGCCGTGTCAAAGGCGTGGGTGTGGATTGCGGTACGCTGATCTGTGAGGTCTATGAAAAAGTTGGACTCATGGACCATTTAGATCCGCGTCCGTATCCGCCAGACTGGCATATGCATCAGATGGGTGAGCGCTATCTTGAGCATATCAGGAGTGTCTGCTTTGAAGTGGACGGGCCACCAGAGCCGGGGGATATTGTGCTTTATAAAATTGGCAAATGTGTCAGCCATGGCGCAATTGTCGTTGAATGGCCAACAATCATTCATTCATATATCCATCTGGGAGTCATTCTTCAAGATGGTACCAAAGGAAGTTTAGCCCGGCGAATCGCCGGGTTTTTTCGTATGAAGAGGCTGAAAAAATAATGGGTGGAATCTTTGGTAGTACAACAATCAGTACATCAGACAACCGCATCAACTCTATGCGTGTTCAGCAATCTGCATATGGACTATGCCAGCCACTGGTCTACGGCAAAAACCGGTTGGCTGCGAATATGTTCTGGTATGGCGATTTCTCATCGACTGCGCATACTACGACAACCAAGTCGGGAGGTAAGGGCGGTAAAACGAAAACAAGCAATACAACGTATACATACAGCGCATCGTTAATGCTGGGTTTATGCGAAACCAAAATACGCGATATTGGCAATATCTGGCGAGATAAGGAGCAGATTGTTCCAAAAACTGAAGGCGGTGTGCAGCTCAAGCCAATTGATCAACTCGGATTTGAACTCTTCGACGGTGATCATAACCCAGTGTGGGGTTATCTGGCGTCAATGCATCCTGATCAGGCAGTACACTATCCATTTCTCGGCTATATCGCGTGTGCAAATTATGACTTAGGTGGTAGTGCATCATTATCGAATCATAACTTTGAAGTGATTAGTGAAATCACATTTTCAGACACAATTCATGATGCGAATCCTGCAGATGTAATTGAAGATCTAATCACCCATCCGCGCTACGGTGCAGCTCCTACTTTGAATATGGCAGATTTATCCGAGTTTCGAAGTTACTGTACAGCTACAGGTCTTTTTATAAGTCTTGCATTGACAGAGCAACGAGCCGCGCATGAAATTATCAATGAAATTATTGAAGCAGTTAATTGTGCTGTTGTCCCTAGTCCTGATGGCTTAAAAATACGTTCTTTTGGTGACACTGCAGTATCTGGGAATGGAGTGACTTTTATTCCTAATCTGGTACCTGCTTATCACTTAACAGATGATGACTTTATTGGAAAGGATCAACCTGTTCGCGTTCGCCGTAGCAGAGATACTGATGCATTCAATCACACTCAGATCGAGTATGTTAATCGTTTCAATCAATACAATACCGAGACTGTTGAAGCGAAGGACCAAGCAAATATAGAGATGTTCGGATTACGCACTCAGGATCCGGTTAAATATGATTTTTTCTGTGAGCCGAAGATTGCTCGTCATGCTGTACAGTTGCTTCTCCAGCGTAAGCTTTATGTACGAAATGAATATGAGTTCGATCTTGGTTGGAAGTACTGCAGATTAGAACCCATGGATATCGTAACCCTGACAGATAAATCGCTTGGTTTAGATCGTTTTCCTGTGCGTATTATACGTATTGAAGAAGATGGAGACGGATTACTCACGGTCACAGCTGAAGAACTTGCTGTAGGTTCGCGTTCAGCAGTTGAATATGACCTTCAGTCATCTAACGGATATCAAGGAGGAAATGAAGAACCGGGTAATGTAAATGCGCCTGTAATCTTTGAACCACCACTCGATTTGACTGATGGTAAAAATCAGGTTTGGATTGCAGCTTCAGGAGGTAGAAACTGGGGGGGATGTAACGTATGGGTCAGTTTAGACAATACTACTTATGAAATGATTGGCACAATTTATGGATCAGCTAGATATGGAACTTTGACAGAATCTATTGATTTAGATGATACAACTATGCAGGTTCAATTAAATACATCTAGCCAAATATTTGGCGGTACGTTAGAAGATGCTCAATTAAATACCACGCTTTGCAGAGTTGGGGATGAATATATTTCTTATAATGATGCTACTTTAAATGGAGCGGGATTATATACACTCAGTGGAGTTTTACGTGGACGCTTTGATGATATTCAACACCACAATGGTGGGGAGTCATTTGTACGTATAGACAAAGCTATTTTTCAACATGAGTTCAATTCAAATCTTATTGATAAAACCATTTATTTTAAGTTCACTAGTTTCAATGGACTGCAACAAAAAGAGCAGACTCTTGATGAGGTGACTGCCTATAGCCATACAATAAATGGAGGACGCCCACCAAGCGTAAAGGGATTATCACTTCAGTCACCATTTGTTGGTACGTCATTTAAAGTTCAATGGCAAGGCGCTGCTGGTGCACTTGCTTATATAGTTCAGATACTTTCTGGAGGTACATTAATAAGAACTGTCGAAACAACTGGCACAGATTACACATATTCACTGAGTGAAGCGAAAGTAGATGGAGTGCAACGTGCTTATACGATACGCGTTGCTAGCAAAACTGAAAATGGCGCAAGTGCATTTACGGATTTGAATATTAGTAATCCAGTACCTCCAGCACTAGCTGATGTTTATACCTCCTCTACATCTACATCAATTACAGTGACATGGATACCGAGTGAAGTTCCTGACTTGAAAGATTATCAAGTTTGGATCAGTAAGAATTCAAACTTTGATCCTGAAACTTTAGCCGCAAGTTGGACTGGTACCGAGAATGCATGCACGATCGAAAACTTAGACTCTACTACCACATATTATGTTCGTGTTGCTGCAAGAGATGTATGGAAGTCAACTGCATGGAACTATTCAGCCAAAATATCTCAATCCACACTTGAAGCCTAACATTAACAGCATACAGCACCATAAGGTGCTTTTTTATTATCTAAAAATATCTGGAGATATAAATGGAACCAGTTTCCACTAGCGGTTTAACAGCATTATTAAAATTTTATGGGGCAGCAATTATGGTGACTTTAGCAGTCGCATTAGTTGCTGCAGTTGTATTGATGACACGTATGCCACGCTCACCACAAGAATGGGCCGTAGGTTTGATTTGTACAGTTGTATCAAGTTTAGCTGGTGGCTCTTTCATTATCGTGAAGTGGGGCCTTCATGAATGGGTTACTGATGTATGGGGGATGATTGCACTTGGTGGATTCTTCTTTATTTGTGGTATTCCCGGTTGGGCTTTGGTCCGATGGATCTTCAACTTTATTGACAAACAAGAGGGTAAAACGATTGTCGAAGTAATTAAAGAAGTTAAGAAAGCCAAAAGAGATGTCGAAAATAGTTAATGCCGCCTTCGGGCGGTTTTTTTATATCTAAAGGAAACTGAAATGAATATCGAACAATATCTTGATGAGCTTATTAAACGTGAGGGCGGATACGTAAACAACCCTGCAGATCGAGGAGGCGCAACCAAATACGGTATTACTGAAGCGGTCGCGCGTTCAAACGGCTATAAGGGTAATATGAAAGATTTGCCGCTTGATGTAGCCAAAGCCATTTATAAAAAGCAGTATTGGACAGCTCCGCGATTTGACCAAGTGAATATCATCTCTTCTGCAGTAGCTGAAGAGCTCTTAGATACAGGTGTGAACTGCGGTATCAACTTTGCAAAACCACTTTTACAACGTGCTTTGAACTTGCTTAACAATCAAGGTAAAGCTGGGTATGCAGATTTAAAGGTTGATGGTGTTTATGGATCTAACACCTTAGGTGCTCTTAAAACCTATCTGGCCAAACGTGGAAAAGAAGGCGAGAAAGTATTAGTGCGAGTACTTAATATTATGCAAGGCCAGCGTTATATTGAAATCTGTGAGCGTAATCCCACGCAAGAACAGTTCTTCTATGGCTGGATTGCTAACCGGATCGGCTAGCATGAAAGTCCTTCATTGCAAGCGTACTAAATTTGCTTCGATTATTACTGCGCTGTGTATCATGTTATCAGGGTGCACAGCTCATACGATAAATACGAATGTGAATGTAGGAATTTGTGTGAAAGCCCTCTGAGGAGAGCTTTTACAATTTATGCATTTTTTACATTACCTAACTGATTATTTTTACTAAAATAAATACATATTAAAATAGCAACTAATATTACTCCTGATGCTGCAAAACGGCTTAAGTCTAAACCTCCAGCGGAAAGGGGCTTATCTAGAAAGTCTCCAACTACAGCACCCAAAGGACGAGTTAAAATAAAAGTGCTCCAGAATAAAAATGTTCGTGAAACAGAAGTGAATTTATACAAAAACACCATCAATAAAATGAGTGCTGAGAAAAGAGCAATCCCGCCACTATAGCCTAATCCAATCGTATCTGCTGACCAGTCACCAAGAGCTGTACCCAAAGTTTGGCTAAAGGTAATTGTTAACCAATAAAAGACTTCTGATTTAGGTTTATTAACGGTATGAGGGGAGACGCTGCCTTCAACTTTATACCAACCCAATAATGAGAAGATGACTAAGCCGAGGAGTAAGCTACTTCCTCCACTATAACCAATACCTAAAGATCGAGTGACAAAGTCTGCTAATGTTGTACCAACAGTTGTACTCGCAATAATGGTAAACCAATATAAATATGGTTTATAACTTTTTGCCTTAATTTGACAGATCAATAAGATAATAAAAACTATGGCAAAAATAAAAGTACTAGTTAAATACCCAAGTTTCAATGACATTGAAAAACTATCTCCGCCAGTTTCACCAAAAGTAGTTGCGAAGATTTTAGTAATCCAGAATAGAAGGGTAACTTGGGGGACTTTAGTTATATACTCACTCATTTCATGACTTGAATTATTCATCTAAGAGTCTCAAATGATAAATTTATCAAACAATAAATTTTTAAAATTAAGATGAGCTTAAAGATTTGTTTTTAATAATATAGCTTTGTATTCTTATTGGTTACTAAGCTCATTTTTTAATTTCTATTTAAGTTTTACTAGCTAAGATTTCGAGTTTTTAATATTTAGTGGTTTTTAAATGCTAGTAAATTTTTTAAAATTCAAAGAGATATGTAATAATATTACACTATTAAATTTTAATTTGCTTTTATCTATCTGGCTAGGTTTATTTCTGAATATAGGTTTTTTTAAAAAAATCCATCAACTTACACCTTATAATGGTATTAAGTCAGTTCTTTTCTTAGGGGCGACATTAGTTATTTTAATAGCGGCATATAATTTAATTTTTCAATTAATAAATTGGAAATGGACTGCCAAAATCTTTGCAATTTTATTGATATTTATTGGTGGCTTTAGCTCTTATTTTGTAAACACATTGGGTATCATTATTTCACCCGACCAAATTCAAAATATGGTGCAGACCGATGTTTCGGAAGTTACCGATCTAATCTCTTTACGCTTTGTTTTATGGACAGTTTTTTTTGTTATTTTGCCCATTTTTTTAATTACTCAAGTTAAATTTAAACAAGAAAAAGCATCACGGTTGTTATTGAAGAAAGTATTCTCACTGGTAGCTTCATTTGCAGTGGTTGGTGTTTTACTTTTTACTTACTATGTCGATTTCGCTGCAATATTTCGTGAGCATCGTGATTTAAAAGGGATGATTTCACCGCAAAATAGTATTTCATCGCTTATGTCTTACTATCATAAGAAGGCTCCGAAGAAAAATCTGCCTCTTGTGATATATGGACAAGATGCTCATCAAGTTCAGCAAGTACAAAAGAACCTCCCTAAGTTAATGATACTTGTTGTAGGTGAAACGGCACGTGCCGAAAGTTTCTCTCTAAATGGGTATGCAAAAAATACGAATCCGGAGCTTTCTAAACAAGATATTTTCAACTTTTCGCAAGTGAGCTCATGCGGTACGGCAACAGCGGTTTCTGTGCCATGTATGTTCTCGGGTATGCCACGTGTAGATTATGATGAGCAATTAGCTAGTCACCGCGAAGGTTTACTAGATATTGCAAAACGTGCGGGTTACCAAGTGACTTGGATTGATAATAACTCGGGTTGTAAAGGTGCATGTGATCGCGTTGAGCAATACCAGATTCCTGAAAACTTAAAGAAAAAATGGTGTAAAGATGGCGAATGTTATGATGACATTCTCATTGACAGCTTAAAGCAGTATTTGGCTACTATTGCCAAAGATGATGACCGCCCACGTTTGATTGTTTTGCATCAGGTGGGTAGTCATGGACCTGCATATTACAAGCGTGCGCCTGAGGCATATCAACCATTTAAACCGACTTGTGATACGAATGCGATACAGGGCTGTTCGCAAACCGAATTGCTAAATAGTTATGATAATACAATCGTATATACAGACCATGTATTAAGCCAAATGATTAATACTCTAAAAGAAATATCAAAATATCAGACAGGTTTATGGTATTTATCTGATCATGGCGAATCAACCGGAGAACATGGTTTATATTTACATGGTTCACCTTATGCAATCGCACCGAGCCAACAAACACATGTACCAATGATTATGTGGTTCTCTGAAAGTTGGAAACAACATAATCTTGCTCAAGTGAATTGTTTAAGCCAACAAACTAAACAAAAGTTAAGTCAGGATAATTTATTCCCAAGTTTGTTAAGTTTGCTGGATGTAAAAACTAAGGTAGTAAATAACAAACTTGATATGTTGAGCCAATGTAAATAAATATATTTTTAATTTATATAAAACGAAGCAAAATAGACTTGTTTCGTTTTATAAAATGTATTGGTTCGTAATTAGCACACATTTTAAGATCCCTCTAAAATTATTTAATAAACCTTCGTCAGCTATGCATCAAACTTACAACAATATAATTATTCTTAAAACCCAAAGACCACCCAGATTCTTTATAGAAAGGTTCACCATATTTAATTGTATGCTCGATATAAAAGTAAACCCAATATTTCATTTCTTAATTCTCAATTATTTAGTAAGTAATTTAATTTTTTCTAACCATTTTGCATATGCTTCAGTTTGCTGGGGTAGGTACTCATAATAATCATATGTGCCTTGTTCGCCAGACATTACATGGCCAATCATGAGTTGAGCCACATCACGCGATGTAAATGCACTGAAGTTAGTTCGTGCTGTTCTTCGTAGGTCATGAAGGGACCAATGCTTCATGTAAAAGTCATGATGTCGTCTTAGGCGTTCCATTAAGTAGGCTGGCAATGAATTTGAAGAACCATGGCTCATAGGGGTTGCTTCACTGTCATTAGTTAAGAAGTACTCACATGAGCTATAGTCGAAAGCTTCGACAATTAATGCCTCCATTTCAGGTAAAATAGGGCGAATGATTTCACGGCCAGTTTTCTTACCAGTCTTATTATTTACTACAGGAACAACCCATACTTTTCTTTTTAAATCGAAATCTGTCTTTTTAGCTTTTCTGAGTTCGCCATTTCTACAACCAAACATTAAACATAGTTTTAGGAAAATTTTGTTTTTAGGCAAAATATTTGATTCTTCAATAGCCATCAAAACCATTTTGATTTCTTCATCAGAAAGAAATCTGGTTCCTCTATTTCTCTCAATGCCCAAATCTTCCTTGGCATAAATGTCGGATAAAACATTTACTTCAAGTAACTGTCTTTTTTTAGCCCACTTAAGGACCTGTTTTGCATTCGTTAAAACCCGATCTGCGATAGAAGGTACTTCATCAGCTAGTTCTTCAAGTAAAGCTAACCATTGTTGCAATGTAATTCTGTCAACTGGTAAATCGCCAACTTCGGGAATTACGTGTTGCTCAAAGGTATTCTTAATTTGTTGGGCAGAAGTTTTCTTCTTCAGGCAATAACTTTCATACCAATCATTAAAAACTTCTTCAAATGTGCTTGCATCGATATATTTTTGCTGCTGTACACGAACTTCAACTTTAGGGTTCATTCCTTTATCTAAAAGCGACCGCATTTCACCAGCTTTAATGCGTGCATCTTTGAGTGACATATGAGGGTAGGTGCCCAAGTCTAAGCGTTCAGCTTTTCCAGCAAATCGATATCTCAACTGGAATACAATTTTACCTTTAGGTGAGATTCTGACACTCATTGAATCCCGATCTGCTATTTCTTCAACCTTATCACGTGCCTTGCCGTTATTAGCTTTTAGCCACACTTCAGTTAAAGCCAT